AAGAGTAGGAAAACAAGAGTCCTCAAGTTATTACACAACATCAAAAAGACTCGCTGATAATGTTCAAGAATTAATTCAAAAAATTGGTCTGCGCGGGACAGTTTCGTTAAGGATGGCTTGTGCGGGTGGTGTAATAAATGGGCGAAGTATTCAAGGAACCCTTACTGGTTACTCTATTCAAATAAATAATAAAACAAGAATTCAAACTCAAAAGTTAGACAGAGAAATTGTACCTTTTGATGGGCATGTTGCTTGTGTCGAAACGACTCTCCATACTTTATACGTTAGGCGAAATGGCAAAGCGGTATGGTGTGGCAATAGCGCAAATGTGAAATATCCGCTACTAACCACAGCAACAATGCAATTTGGCGCAAGAGCGTACCCCGGTTTAATTGGTAGTGCCAATGTTGCTAAAGGTAAAGTCACGGGTTTTGATCCCGATGGCGAGAAAGCCAAAAGCGCACAACGTATCGGACTCCACATGTCCTATCAGCTACTTGATGAAATGGACGAGTGGGAAGATGACATGGATCAAATGTGTTTATCCTTGCCGATTGTTGGCTGCATGTTTAAGAAAAGTTATTTCTCTCCCGCTAAGAATAGAAACGCTTCTGAATTAATTTACCCAAAACATTTAGTGGTGAATTATTGGACGCGGCGACTATCAAGTGCCCCTCGCGTCACCCATGAGATACATTTACAAGATAATGATGTGGTTGAGCGAATTAACTCGGGATTATTTATCGATCAAGATTACGATAAAGAAGAACCCGAAGAAGAAATTGTCACCAATGATATCCATGGGATACAGTCACCACGATCTGAGGATACAACGCCGAGCCTTTTTTTAGAACAGCATTTATGGTTAGACTTAGACGATGATGGTTATAAAGAACCTTACATCGTAACGGTGGGCGGCGGCAAGGTTGCCCGAATTGTTGCTGGGTTTGATTTAGATAAGGTCAAAGTAAAAAATGGTAAAATCGTATCGATTGAACGCATTGAATACTTTACAAAATACGGTTTTGTCCCAAATCCTGATGGTTCTTTTTACGATATTGGTTTTGGGCTTTTGCTTGGTCCCATTAACGATACGATTAATACGACGATCAATCAATTATTAGACTCGGGAACGATGAGCAATCGTTCGGCTGGTTTCTTAGGCCGCGGCGCACGACTCAAAGGCGGCGAGCAATCATTTAGTCCGTTTGAGTGGAAACAAGTAATGAGTACCGGGGATGATTTGAGAAAATCAATCGTGCCTTTACCGGTTCGCGAACCATCGGGCGTGCTGTTTAATTTACTGGGATTGATGATTGAGTCGGGCAAAGAATTATCCAATACCGTCCCTATGCTGCTGGGTCAGAACCCCGGACAGAATCAACCGGCCAGTACTTCAATGGCAGTTATTGATCAAGGGCTAAAAGTTTACAGCTCAATTCTTAAAAGACTTCACCGGGCTTTAAAGTCTGAGCTTAAAAAATTAAAAAGACTAAACGGGATTTATTTACCCGATACCAGTTATTTTCAAATACTCGACCCGCAATTAAGCGAAGGGCAACAACCATCAGAGATTTATAAAAGAGATTATAACGATGATGTAACCGCTGTCATCCCGTATTCTGATCCCGCTATCGTCTCAGAAGTGCAGCGCATGATTAAAGCCCAACAAATTACCGAAATGATGCAGCAAGGTTTAATACCCAATCAAGCGGCGGCGGCTAAGATTGTCCTGGAAGCAATGGACTTGCCTAATATTGATGAACTGTTGACACCACCAGACCCACAGCCCAACCCAGAACAACAATTAAAAAAAGCGCAAGCCGAGCATCAAATTAAAATAGATGTTGCACGCCTAGATTTGGAACGTGAAAAACTCGATTTAGAAAAACAAAAGCTTCGCATCCAAGACGTTAAGGATGAGACTGTGGGCATATTGAATTTAGCAAAAGCCGAGGCAGCCGAGTTTGGTACGCAAAGAAATGAATATAAAGCAGAACTCGACTCAATCGAGAAAGAAAAGGATCGGGAATTGGAACGTGAAAAATTAAAGAGTACCGTAAATGCTCAAAGCTGAATTTGACGAATGGTTGGAAGATCCAACAACAAAATATTTTATTAGATATTTAAAAGATTCTGCAAAAGAAGAATCCAAAATAGTTGCTGATATGATTTTAGGTGGTGATATTGTACCGCTCGATGATCAATTACGTATTTCCACTCTAGCCATAACATTAATTCAAATTGCCGAGGTGTCTTTTGAAGAAATAGAGGGCTTTTATCAGAAATAAGAGAATTTTTAATTAGCAACGAAGCCGCTTAAGTGCGGTTTTTTTATGTCCTACAGAAGGAGTTTTACATGTTAGAAGCATTAGGAAACCGGGTAATTATTAAGCCGGATTCAATAGAAAAAGTAACACCGGGCGGTATCGTTATCGCCCAAACAGATAAGTACGTGCGCGAAGAAAAAGCCGCGACATCAACCGGAACAGTCATTGATTTTGGTGGTGCTGCTTGGCTCGATCCGGTGATGGGTGGTGCGCCGTGGGTAGACGTTGGGGACAAAGTTGTCTTTGCAAGGTATGCGGGAAAGTACGTTATCGATCCCGAGGATGGTGAGGAATACGTTGTCATTAACGACGATGCGATTCAAGCACGAATTCTAGATGATGATGCCCAGGAAGAAGGAGCGGTAAACCATGGATGATACAGATGAACAAATAAAAGAAGCTGAAGCTCAAGGTTGGTCATCCGAGTATGAAGGGGACAATAAAAAAACTGCGTCTGAATTTATTCACGATGGTAAATTTTTCAAAGAAATAGGCGAGTTAAAAAGCAAAAATAAAAAACTATCTCAGTCGTTTGATCAACTAACAACCCATTACGAAAAAGTACGCGCTAATGATTTGAGAAAAGCTGAAACCGACTATCAAGAAAAAATCGAACAATTAAAATCTGAAAAAGTTCAAGCTTTAGATGAGGGCGATAATCGCCGAGTCGTCGAAATTGACGAACAGCTTAGAACGACAGAGAAGCCGGTGGTTGACAATATTAATCCTGTTAACGCCGATTTTGACAATTGGGTCAAGACGAATGGGTGGTATGACGATTCAGAATTTCTACGGGTCGAAGCCGATAGTATTGGTCAACAATATTACGATCAAGGTAAGCGCGGGACACAATTGTTTACTGCAATAGAGAAGCACATCAAACGAAAGTACCCGAATGATTTTGAGAACGAGAATCGATCACGCCCTGCATCAGTAGAAGGCGGAACAAATGGAAATCCCAAATCGACAAGTGGCAAGGCTGCGATTAAGGACTTAACCCGACAAGAGCGTGAGGTTTTTGAGCGGTTTAAATCAAATGGAATTTTCAAAACAGATGAGTCTATTCAAACCTATTTAAATCAAGTAATGGAGGTTCGCTAATGGCTAAGTGGACGGATGAGCAACGTAAGGCTGCTAGTGAGCGCATGAAATCAATTAACGCGAAAAAGAAAAGTAGCGAAATTGGAAATTCAATGAGGATTCCAATTGGTGGTAGACGAAATTTAACGGGGGTTAATGACACCCCTGATGGTTTTGTTGACCGATGGGTGAATGATAAGCCCGGTCGAGTAGATAGATTTAAGCGTGCAGGGTACGAGAATGTGCAAGCTGCAAGTGTTGGGGATTCCGGTGTTGACAGCACACATGCTGAGGCGGGTGTCGTATCGCGTGATATGGGTCAGGGAGTGACTGCGTATTTGATGCGACAACGACAAGATTATTTTAAAGAAGATCAAGCCGCAAAACAAAAGGACGTTGATGCAAGTGAAGATTCTATACGCCGGGATGTTGAAACTAAATTAAAAGACGGTCACTACGGTAATGTCACCATTGGTCGTTGAATAAGGAAAAAATATTATGGCTAATCCAGATCGCCCACGCGGCTTTACTCCGATACACATGTTATCGGGTTCGCCCTGGGCTGGTAACGTTCGTTCTGTTGGTGTTACTGACGGTACGGATATTTTCATCGGGGATTTAATCTCTTTAACTTCTAACCTTGGCGCAGTTTCGGCCACTGATGACGCGACATTTTTAGGTGTTGCTGTTGGGTTTGGTAAAAAAGACCCGGCTAGTGGTCAATTTGGCGGGGCTTATAACCCTGATAATTTGACTACGTTGTATTACGACGATAGCGCAAATACCCATACCGACTGGCGTGTTTTTTATGTGCCGGTCGATGATATGATTTTTGAGGTTCAATCCAGTGCTGATCTTGGTGTGGGTATTGGTTCGCCCGTCGATCTTGTTGCAACTGCTGGCAGTGTTACAACTGGTCGTTCGCAACAAGAAGTCGGGGCAAATACAAATACTGATATGTACGTGGTTGAGATCCCCGCCTACTCCGATAACGATTCAACATTAACGAATACGCGCTATTGGGTAACGATAACTAAAGCCGAGATGGCCTTTCAATAAGGAGCATGAATTATGCCTATTACTACTGGTAATTTTGCCAAATTCTTATGGCCGGGGCTTAGTGCCATTTACGGTCATAAGTACAACGAGTACCCCGAAGAATACGCTATGATCTTCGAGAAAAAGAACTCACGTAAAGCCTACGAGGAAGATGTCGGTATTACGGGTTTTGGTACCGCTGCTGTTAAAACCGAAGGCAATCCAATCGGGTACGACACCGAGCAACAAGGATTCTTAACCCGGTATAACCACGTTGTTTATGCTTTAGGTTTTATCTTAACCGAAGAAATGAACGACGATGATTTGTACGACACTGTGGGTCAGCGACGAACCGAAGGGCTTGCCTATTCGATGAGGGTAACTAAGGAAATTGTCGCGGCTAACGTATTAAATCGTGCGTTCAATACTTTGTTTGTTGGGGGTGATGGTTCGTCATTAATAGCATCGGCAAGTGGTGGCGGTTCTGCTTCCCACCCGAATGTATCCGGCGGCTCATGGACGAATGGTCCTGTAACTGCGGGCGACTTGTCTGAAAGTGTTTTAGAACAAGGGGTGATTGATATCGGTAACTTTTTGGATGATCGCGGTAAGCAAATGAAGGTTCTGCCGAAAAAGCTTATTGTTAAAAACGATCTGCAATTCGAAGCCGAGCGTATTTTGCGTTCCACTTTACGCGTAGCAACAACCGATAATGATTTAAATGCAATGAAAACCATGGGATCAATTCCTCAAATTGTTATAAATCACTATTTAATTGATGTCGATTCCTGGTGGATTCAAACCGATATTCCAAATGGCATGACCTTGTACCAACGTAAAGAAGCAAAATTTGTGTCGGACAATGACATGGACACGTCCAATGCCAAGTTTAAAGCTTCCGAGCGGTATTCGTTTGGCTGGACCGATCCTAGATGCATTTATGGATCCCAAGGCGGTTAATCTAGCCCCTTCGGGGGCTATTCTACAAGGATAAAACAATGGCTATTTCACACATATCAGGTCCATTAGCAATAGGTCAAGATTCTTACGAATCGCTAATCACGACCAAAGTTTTAGATTCTGAGGATAACGGTAAAACCTTCGGCTTAAATTTGGCTGGCGGCTTTACTATTACGTTACCGGCTGTAGCGACTGTCAATGCAGGCTGGAAAGTTCGCTTTCGGGTTGAAACTAATCCGACGACAGCCTACATCATCACGGAAAAAGCAGCCAATGATACCGATATCGTTTTAGGTAGTATCAATACCAGTACCGGTCAAACGGCTGCGGCTGATTTTGAAGTCTCGGGGGCGACCTTTGTTACTTTTGTCGCCGCTGTTGCTTTGGTTGGTGATTGGGTAACAATTGAAACCAACGGTACAAACTGGTTCGCTTACGGGCAAGCCACTGTCCCGGCTGGGATTACGATAACCTAATGGGTAAGGCGGATTATCTTGCTCGTGGTGAGTGGAACGGGTGGTGTGATCGTTGTGGCGAGAAAAGAAAGTCCGGCGACCTCAAAAAAACGTGGGACGGATTTTATGTTTGTCCTGAGTCTTGCTGGGAGACACGCCACCCTCAAGATTTTCTTCGGGGGATGGAGGACGATCAATCGGTCGCCTGGACGCGTCCGGAACAACCCGATCAAGAAACTGACAATTCATCGTGGGCAACACCCACGTCTGTACCAGATGGTACGTTCGACAACTCTTTATAGGGAATTTCTATGGCTATTAAATTACTCGATGGCGCTATTGCGGTAGGGGAGAGTACGTCCCATCCAGTTAGAATGAAGCCCCGTAACCACACGGTACAGGTTGAGATAACAGGAGCGCCGACATCGGTGACCGTTGATCTAGAAGGATCACTCACTAATGGAATTTTTGTGTCCCTAGCATCTTATGTTTTGACTGCGGGTGACTTAACAGCGGCGGCGGCTATTTTTCATGTTGTTGATAAACCGGTGCGTTATATCCGGCTGAACTTAACGAACTTGACCGGAGGGGCAGCACCAACGGTTACCGCTTGGTACGAGGGTGAGACTTCATGAGTCAGACATTATCATTTAGCGGTGAAAGGTATTCCGGCTGGCTTGGTTTATCTGGATCGGCGAATGGTGATTTAATTTATCTCTCTAAAGAGATTACTGATTATAACACTCATATTATTGCTGTTACTGGCGCGAATGCTGTTGATGTTGAAGTGTCGCTTGATGGTTCCGTTTGGTTTATTGCATCGACATCGTTGGTAAGTGATGTAAGTCCAAATGGAGGCAGGAAAGTAATAAAAATTCCATCCGGCGAGATGGGGATCCTTAAAGGTAAATTCCTGAATCTCAGAATATTACAAAATGGCAACACGGATGTTAACGCGTTTGGAGCGCATGTAAATACATAATGGCGATTAGCGGATCAAGCGATTTCTCGATAACGAGGGACAATTTAATATCCCACAGTTACCGGATTTTAGGCGCGTTACGGGTTGGCGGTACACCTTCGGCTGATGAGATTACAGATGGGGCTACTGCTTTAAACATTATGGTCAAGGCATGGCAAGCATACGGTTTACAGTTATGGGTTGTGAAAGAAGCGACAATAATTCCGACCAATAGTGGTTTATCGTATTCATTAGGTGATGCGGCAACCGATGATCATGCATCATTAGATATGTTTAAAACTGAGATGAGGGTCGCCGGTATTGCTACTGACACCATACTCGAAGTTGACAGTACTGCTAATATGACCGCTTTAGATAATATTGGTATCGCCCTTGATGACGGGACTATCCAATGGACAACTATAGCTAGCGTTACCGATTCCGATACAGTTGTAATTAATACCGGTTTAACCAGTGGGGCTGCAATTGATAATTTTATTTATTTTTACACGAATAAGATTGTTCGACCCCATGAATTATTAGAATTGTATCGCCGAGATTATGATTCTGTTATCGATGTGCCATTAATTCGTTTATCACGAAATGATTTTTTCACCTTATCGGATAAAGATGCAAAAGGTACGCCGGTAAACTTTTATTATGATCCGCAGTTAACCAGTTCAGTTCTTCGCGTATGGCCGACAGCAGGCTCTATTTTTACAACTAATTCCGTTTTTATAGCGAACATTAAAAAGCCGTTTGATAATCTCGATAATGCTAACGATGATTTTGAGTTTCCGCAAGAATGGTATGAGGCGATTGTTTATGGGCTGGCGGAACGAATCGCGCCAATGATCGGCTATCCACTACCAGACAGGCAAATGTTAAAGATGGAGGCTAGAGAGTATTTAGACTTGGCCCTATCCTTTGATCATGAACAAACAGACGTTACGTTTGTCGCTGATGAAAATCAAAAGCAAGGTTTAAATGGAGCATGAATTTAAACCCAGTCGTTAATTTAGAATTTAAAGATTTTGCAGGGGCGACTATTACCGACAGAGAATCGGGTATTGTTAATGGTGTTATTGATAATAGTAAAGGTAGCCCCGTACTGACTCAAAGACCTTCAATTAACATTACAGAAGTCGCAGTAACCCCGCGAGGTAGAGCCGTTTATTTTTGGGATCAAAATAATGTTTTATACATTTTAAACGATGATACGATTTACAAAAACTCATATTCTGGCGCAATAGGGACAACCATAACATCAAATACAAAACGGTGTAATTTTTTACAGCTTAACACGTTATTAGTTTTAGTTGATCCAGAAGATAGCAAGGCGTACACCATCACAGCGGGTGATGTGGTGACGGCTATAGGGGGTTCGTTCCCAGTTGATATCGCCCATGGTGGCGCAATACTGGATGGCTATTTCTTCATCATGGATACAGCCGGTGTAATTTGGAACTCGGATCTAAATGATGCGTCAACTTTTAGCGCGGGAAACAGCATTGACTCAGAGCGCGAAGAAGATGGTGGGATTTATCTTGGAAAGCATCACGATCATTTAGTTGCGCTGGGCGAGAGAACAACAGAGTTTTTTTATGATAACGCTAACTCGACAAATTCACCATTAAATAGACGCGAAGATATTGCCTATACGACAGGGTGTGCTGATGGTAATAGCGTATGGGAAGAAAGCGACATTATTGTTTTTATTGGCTCTGAACTCAGCACCGGTTTAAGCGTATACGTTTTAGAAAATTTCAAATTAAGCATTATCTCAACAAGCGGCCTTGATGCGTTAATAACACAATCGCTAACAAGGGACGGTTACGAAGTTTTTGGTACGGGTTTTTCGGCAAATGGCCATAAGTTTTACGTCATGACCTTGCACACAACACCGTCAGACATTGCCCAAGAAGTGACTTATGTTTATGACTTCAAAACTAAGCTGTGGTATGAATGGGAAACGTTGATCAATTCATTAACAAACTTTCCCATGATTGATTGGTCAATTCGAGCCGGTCAGTCGGTTCGTTCCGGTACTGGCATTTTGTCTAATGGTGATGTAGTTATAATCAATAACACCTATACCCCGCAAGACACGATAGGTGCAAGCTTATATGTAACACCGGCAACTTATGTTGATGTTGGTTATATCACCGACTCAGGCTCGGTCGGACTAGCTATGGGGATGAAAGTACGTTTTGGTCAATTCGATGGCGAGACAAATAATAATAAATTTATGAATTATTTAAAACCTCGGATGAATAAGACTGCTAATTCTCAAACATTAACAGTTACATGGTCGGACGATGATAACAATAATTTTATAACTGGGGGCACTATTGACACTCAGTATCAGGGTGGGGATTTACACCGGCTAGGTCGGTTTTATCGGCGCAATATTGAATTGCAGTACTCAGGCGGTGAGCAGATTTTCATAGAATCTCTGGAAGTGAAAATACAAGTGGGTTCGATGTAATGGCAGGTCGCAGCCTTGGACCCCCTCCTTTTACTGTTTCTGGATTTGATGCTATTTGGCGTAATTGGTTAAATCTTGTTTATCGTAAGATTTACACTCGGTTCTTTTATATTTATATACAAGCGATTGATGGTATTGGTGACGGAAACCCATCCAATACAATGGCTGAGGGTTTGATCGGTATCGCGCCGGTGATATTGGCCCCAGACAATAAACGAACCGATCAAAATTTTTCATCAGTCATTCCCCATGATTGGGTTCCCGGTACTGATCTCAATTTTATAATCACTTTTGCGAATGTGCAGGCACAAACAGGCGTTACCAGTATTCGGACTGAAATTAACTACAGCTCAACTGCGGTCGGGGAAGATTTAACCCTCGCTGCGACAAGTGTCTTTATTACGTCAACTTTACCTAATAATGTGGCTGCAAATATTTTACATATAACAAAACTTACTATTACGCCACAACCGGACGTTGAACCGGGCAGACAATTCCAATTTGAACTTGCCCGTGTCGGTAATGATGGTAAAGATACGTGCGTCGGTGATGTTGGTTATAAAGTGATAGCTTTTGAATATCGAGGATTCATTAATCCTGAATAATTTCTTAATTTTAGGTTTACCCCGCAGTCGTACTGGATGGCTGGCTAATTTTCTAACCTATGGTGACATTACGTGTTCCCATGAGGGTTTAAACAAGTGTACAACCTTGCCGGAGTATGTGAGTAAATTCACGCTTAACAGCGGTGACAGCAATACCGGTTTAGCCTTGTTTGACTTTGAGCCGTATTTTCCTGACGCAAAGATCATAATCATTGAAAATTCTATCGACGCGGCGGTGAGCTACAGTAAAAAATATTATCAAAATGATTCAACCGAATTAATGGTGAAGGCAAGAAAAAGGCTTTCTGAAATTGATGGTCTGCATATTCCTTTTGATGGAATTAATAATAATTTAGAGACTATTTGGGACTACGTGTCGAGTTATCAGTTTAACGAGAAACGTGCCGAGATGTTAACGACCTTTGATATTCAAATACGCGATCCCTATCTAATGGATATGGGATCGATTCGAACGTTAATCAAAAACACAAAAAACTACTTTTAGGGGTTCACTATGCCGTGGTTAGCAGGTGCTAGTATTGTCGGTGGTTTAATTGCGGGTAAAGCGTCAGATGACGCGGGTAAACGTGCTTCAAACGCGCAACTTGATGCCAATGCCGAGCAACGTAGACAGTTTGACATTACGCAAGAGCAGAATAAGCCGTGGCTGGAAGCGGGTCAGAGAGGTTTGGGATCTTATGAAGAACTCCTCGGCCGTCAAGATGAGTTTGGCGGCCAAATTCGCTCAGAAATTCCGGGGCAGTTTCAATCACCAACGGATATCCCCGGTACTTATCAATCACCAACGAATATACCAGGGGCCTATCAAGGTCAAGCCGGTGATTATTTTGGACGGATTCAAAGTGAAGTACAACCGGATTTCCAGTTTGGCCGAGAAGAATTCGATCAGTATCAAGATCCAGGATATGAATTTCGCAGAGAAGAAGGGCTTCGGGCTTTAGGTCGTCAAAACGCTCGCGGCGGTCAACGCAATAGCGGTTATAACACCCGCTCATTAATGGAGTTGGGGCAGAATTTAGGCTCACAAGAATTTGGTCGTGCGCGAGAGCGTGCTTTTGCTGACTACCAAAGCCAAGTCTCGCGAGAACAGCAAGTCTATGGTCGAGGTGTTAATGATTATGGTCGCCGGGTTGGGCGTGAATCCGAGTTATACGGTCGTGGTCGAACACAACGCGTCGATGAGGCAGGTGTTGAACAGGCTGGTTATGCGCGAGGCCGTCAAGGTGTTGCCGACCAAACCGCTAGGGAACAAGCCCAGTATGGCCGAAGCCTTCGCGATTACGGTTTCGGGGTTGAGCGAGAACAAGCCCAGTACGGTCGTGATGTTGGAGCCTATGGCAGAAACTATGTTGATCCATTAAATCGTTTTGGAGCGTTATCCGGTGTTGGTCAAACAACTGCCCAAAATTTAGGGGGGCTGCGTAGTGCAACAGCACAAAACATAGGTCAAGGCATAGCACGGGCAGGCGAATATCGCGCTGCTGGCAGCTTGGGTGCTGCGGGTGCTTATGCCGGTGGTATAGGTGCAGCTGGTAGCGCACTCAGGCGACGATCTCAAGGCATGGTTTATGGTACTCCTCCACCAATGGAAAGACCCGGTACTAACTCTTATGACAATGAATACCTTAACTTCTAAAGGGAATATTTAATGGCTTTAGTCGATTTAATAGCACAATCAGGCGCAAAGAATTTTGAGACGATGCGTAAGGGCTGGTTGCCTACTGCTCAAGAAAAAGCAGCGGAAGATATGGCGCGGCTTCAAGTTCAGGCTAAACGACAAGCTGTTGCTAATGAGCCTGAGAGACAGAGACTTGAAAATGAAGCTAGTTCTACAAAAGTTCAGTATCAAAAAAGTTTGATGGAACAGCATAAGCTGGAGGCAGAAAAGTTTAAGACATTAAATGAGAAAACGAAAAAATCTTTATTCTCACAAGAGCAAGGATCGATATACAGAGAAGCTATAAAGTTACCCTCTATACAAGATCAAAAAAATCTTCTTATGGAAAACAAAGATAAGGTTTTACCGCCGAATGCAACTAATGAGCAAGTTAACGCATTTAATGATGCAATGGATCTTGGTGATCAGGAATTCACGAAACGTTTCAGAACGCTTAGACAAGGGAATACGTATATACAAAAACTAAACAAAGAAATGTTTGGTGAAGTCCAGCCCTACTATAACGCTCGTACCGGGCAAATAGCCGAAGTATCGAAAGACTCACCTGATTACTATCAAGAGGTCCGAGATTTAAAGGCAAATGGTTATGTTTCATCTAAAAAACTCGGTATAGATTTAAAAGGTGATTCAAAACTGGGAAAAGGAAAAAGACTCGAAGTTTTAAAAGAGGGTCGAATCGAGGAAGAAGCCGCTACGATTAATACAATGAAAGGTTATAAAGGGCTTATTGATTTTGTTTCCAAGGATGAATTTAAAGGCGGTGTTGTTGGCGGTACTTATAGTGGTATTAGTTCAATCTACCAACAAGGCAAGCAACTTTTTGGTTACGGTTCCATTTTAAAGGGTGACGGTTCGATAGATTATGATCAAGTTGAAATGGATACGGGTGTTATGGCTGATATTCGTCGTATAGCTTCTTCTGATGCTCGATACGCCGGTGCGTTAATGGAAATGGCTTACATGAAAGCCAAAAGCTTAGATAAAGGCGGTAGAGTAACGGACGCTGATTTTAAATTTGCAAAGAAAATGTTAGATGCAGGTGATAAAGGAATTATTATTCAGCTACTAAAAGATAATATTTATCGTCTTGAAGATCAATTTAATACTTCATCCGATATTTATAATCGAGAATATGGGAAAGGAAAAACGCTGTTCAATAGAATAAATGCAGATAAAACGCTTGGATTTGGTGAGTTCGATATGTCGAATGTAAAAGCCCAGCAAATAATAACGGCCAAGAAAAACCTAGCAGACTTGAGGGCGCAAGAGGCTGAATTATTACAGAGCATAGGTGGTTCCAATGAATAAAGAAGAACAGTTAAAATTAATTCAAACTCGGATAAAGATTCAAGAGCAAGAGCTGGCTTTGCAAGGAGCGCAGGCTGATCCTGCGCCTACTCCAAAAACTGATGAAATACCACTCTCTGAGGCTGGCATTGATCAAGGCGACATTGATCAATTGCAAAGCGTTGATAGACGTGAATTAGCCCAGCTACAAGGCAAACCATCAAAACCTACTTTTAAGGAAAGCGGCGGTTTTGCAGACGATATAATGAACGCAAGTGAGGCATACAAAGAAGCCGCTGGCGAGGGTTTATCTCGGTTTGTCGTTAATCCTGTTAGAGACTTTCTTGGCTATGAAAAAAAATTACCGGGAAATTTTATTAATCCGGTTGAGAGCTGGCAAGCTGGAGAAACAGAAAGGGCGATAAGTTTATCAAAGCGCGGTATTGGTTCTGGCGAAGTTGATTTAAAGTCTCGATTTATTGAAGGCTTTGCTATGGATGACTCAAATAAAGTAAAAGCCGTTAGAAAAAATCTTAGTGAGAAGTTCGGCGCTGATGTGAAAATATTCGTCGATAAAGAAACTGGAGACCCCCTTTATTTAAATCCAAATGATAATAAGTTATACACAGTTAATCCTTTGGGACTTGATTTTGGTGATATGGTTGGCTACGTAGGGGATGCGATAGTAGATACTTTTGAAGTGGCTGGGACGATATTCGGTGCTCGTTTAGCAGATAAAAAGAAGATTGGTAAAACATTAAAATCAGAGGCTTGGACTAAAAAACAATACACTAAAAGCCGTTTAAAAAGTGAAATAGGCTATGGCGCGGCGGCGGCTTTTGTTGGTGATGCTGTTAAGATTTCGCTAGGTAAGTCGTTCGGTATAAATGACGAGGTAGCTTATTCTGAAATTGCGTTTGATGCATCAAAAAGAGCGTCGATATCGTTAGGGGCTGGCGTGGCCTTTGAATCATTGGCGGCTGCATTAAAGAAGCTACGGTCGGTACGTGGTGATGCAGTAATACCGGCGCATATATTGGATAAATTCTCAGATAAAACCGACGCTATAAGCGATAAAAATATTGGTACGGAAGTTGGCAACAATCAATTCGTTGATGCAATTAATGACACTCTACGAGAAGCACAGTCGGATCAAGTATTGAGGCCAAACGCAGGTCAATTACTAAATGATACTGATTTATTAGATCTTGTGGAGTCTTTGAAAAAAACAGGGGCGGATGAACGAAGGCCGGTTTTGGCTAGGGAAGATCAAAATCTATCATCATTAAAAGAGTTCTTTACGATTATCGGTAAAGACGTTACCGAACAGCCACCATTAGGGGCTTCCCAGTTAGGCCAAGACATCCAATCGATAACGAACAAATCATTAAATACCGAAGTTAGAGCGGCCGAAGAAAGTACGCTTTTAGCGGCACAAAAATCAAGAGAATTAACTCAAGGCTTGCAAAAAACTACACCCTATAAAGCTGGGGAAGCTGTTCGAGAAGCTATTTTTGAAGAAGAAGCAATATTTAAGGGTGTTGCTAACAAGGATTACCGGGCACTTGAGAAGCGAGCTTTAGACTTAAATTTAAAGCCAGACACTTTAGATATGAAACTTAAGTTAAGTTTAATTGATAGTGGCGAAACGGGCGTTAAGAAAGATCGGGTATCTGATTTATTCGAAGAAGGCGATCTTGATACCGGTACTGAGTGGTCTTTATCTAAAATCAATCAATCAATTAAAGATCTGCGAGCTAAAAGAAATTCATATGGATCAAATAAATCGGACGTTCAAAAAGGTGCAATTACAAAAGCGATTGATATTTTAAAGGAAACAAAACGACAAGCTCTAGTTGGCGATCCTGATTTACTTTTAAAAATGAATGCTCTTGATAAAGTTTATGCCGATGGCATGGAAATATTCAATGATGGAATATCCAAATCAATCATTGACGAGAAAGCCCCGATAGCAACAAGTGAAATATTTAGCGCAGTCCTTAAAAATTCCGATACCGCTAAAAATGTCGGCATGGCTATTATGGATAGACCCGAAGCAAGGCTACAAATGCAAAAAGGAATTAATGATCTTTATAAATTGAAAGCGGCTAAAAACGGAATAGTCTCTTTGGCAGATCATAATCAGTTTATCCGTGATTATGTGGATACTAAAATTATAACGCCGTTTTATTCTAAGCAGCAATTGCGAGGCATTAAACGCGCCGGGGCTATTGGCCGTATATATAACATTGAAAAGCAACGATCTGATATTTTAGTTAAAAAGTTAAATGAAACATTTAAAAGTAAAATTTCAGTATTGGACGGTAAAACTTTATTTAATCGAGTTTGGGGAAAAGAAAAGCAAGCCAGTATTGGCGAATTAAAAGAAGCGTTATCGGATCATCCTGAGCTATGGGGTTCTGTCCAAGCTGAAATGTTAAGCGAAATTCAAAAGAAAATAACATCTGGTAATACCTTTAGCGTTAGAAGCTTTGAAACATTACTAGATGGTTTTAGCGGGACAATTAAAGAAGGGTTGGGTGAAGGGTATCTTAAAAACCTAAATATGCTTAAAGACGCTTTAGATGTGACCGCAAGAAAAGGTAAGGCTTATGATATTAGTCAAAAAAGTATGTTGGCTTATTTGCTGAACGTTAAGTTAGGGCCGTTAAATCCAATGAGCCGGAAAGTTAACGCCGCCGATAAAGTTCGATCCACCTATGCCAGAAAGTTGGTTGCTGAAATGGTGTTAGATCCTGATAAACTTAGAAAGTTATCAGTCATGAAACGAACGCGTAACGATTCTGATACGGCGCGATTAATTTATACGCGTATGGGTT